GGCCGGTCAGCTTCTCCCACACGGCTGAGCGCGACGTGTCGCCTTCGAATACTCGGTAATCGACCGACCACGATTCCTTTCCACGGCCCCAGGCAGCAATCTCGACCTCGATGCGGTCCTTCTGAACGTCCGCGCCCGCCGTCAGGAAGAGTCCGCCGCGAGGCACTACGCCGATTCGGTAGTCCTCGCGCCGGTCATAAAGCTTCTGCCAGTCCGGAGCCTCGCCAAGCAGGGTCCACGTCTCGCCCAGCACCGTGTTGACGAAGACCTGAAGTAGCGATGAGTTCTTCTGCGCCTGCTCGAACTGCTTGGCGGCATCTGACCAGGCGAACCATCCGACCGGCGAGTACAGACTCGACAGGTGGAAGCCAGCCGTCCTCCCGTCTCCCGGCCCGCCCTTGCGCCATTCGCCACGCGGCAGCATCCACTGCTTCTGGTGGTTCTGAATCTCCTGCCGGCAGTGCTCGCAAACGTAGACGGTCTTCTCCGGTTCGCCCTTCGGCCACTGCAACTGGGCGAACTGCAGCACCTGGAACTCCCGGCAGTGCGGACACGGAACCCAAAACCGCCGCTGGTCGCTCTCCTCGAAGGCCGCTTCTACGCGGCTCATGCCGGTGATCTTGGGCGTCGAGCAGAGGAATACCTTTCGCCGCGCGAAAGTGCGCGTACGGGCCATCGCCAGATTGACCGGATCGCCTTCGCCCTCGACGTCGCCTGGGTAGGCGTCCACTTCGTCGAGAAACAGGAACCGTGCCGCCATCGAGCGCAGGCCCACCGCCGAATTCGCGCCTGTCATCACCAGCACGCCGCCTGGAAACTCTTTCGAGAGGATCGTATTCCCCGAGTCTCGCGAGCGCGGACTCTGCACGAGCTCGCGCAGCACGTCCGACTCCTCGATCAGCGGATCGACACGCTGCTTCGAGTTGCGCTTCGCCATTTCGACGGTGGGTTGCACCGCCATCATCGGCCCCGGCGCCTGGTGAACGACGTACCCGATCCAGTTGTTGCCGCACTCGGTCCCGCCGATCTGCGCGCCTTTCATGAACACAACGCGCTCGATTGGCGACGACGGCGACAGGCAGTCCATGATCTCGCGCAGGTACGGTGTGCGATCGGTGCGCCACGGTCCCGGCTCTGCCGATGCCCGCTGCGACAACTTCCGATATTTGTCCGCCCACTGAGAGATGGTGAGCAGAGGATCCGGCCGGATGCCCGCCGCCGCAGACCCGAAGTAGATCTGTTCAGCGCTGACCGAGCTCATCGGCGAACTCCTCCAGGATGTTCCGCATCTCGGCGAGCATGATGCCGTGCACCTTCGCCATGTTCAGACCCTCGATCAGCGCCAGGTCTACTCCGGCGGCTGTCAGTGCGGCGCGAATCTCGGCGAGCACCGCACCCACGACGCGATCCGGCACGTTTAGGAGCCGATCGCGGATCATGCGCGAGAAGTTGTAGGCTGACACGCGCACTTCGTCCGCGTTGATCAGCTTCTTGATCCGCTCTTCCCAGGTCAGCTTCGCCAGGCGTGCTTCGTAGGCCTCCCGCACCGCGCGCGACTGCGCAAAACTGGGCCCGGCGACCAGAGGCTCGGACGCGGCGGCGGCGCGCGGCGCGGTTTCCGGCTTGTTCACTGGACTGCTGTTGCGGTTCCAATCGCGGTCCGCCTGTTCGACGTCGATCTTGCCATCCACCGTCCGAATCCGGCCTTGTTTGACGGCTTTCTCCACAGCCGTGTGGCTCACGCCGCGATGCTTGGCGTAACCGCGGATGCTCACCAAAGGCACGATCTTTTTCTCGAACTTTCCGCTTGCTTCTTCGCGCACCCGAAGTGATGAATGGGTTCGCGATGATCACCAAGGACGAACTGATCAAATGGGCCACCAGCCAGGGTTGGAAGCTTGATCGCTTCGGCCATCTGAAGAAGGAGTTTGAGAACGGCACCAACCGCCTCAAACTCAGCCGGATCGCCGCCCGCCACGAAATCCACACGCCCTTCGGATGGGCTCGCCTCCGGAGCGGCTACTACAAGGACCTTTCAATTACCGCCGACGGGAAACTCGCCGGCATGACTCGTTAACAAGGAGACAAACAACCATGACCACTTTCGTAATTGACACCGACAACAACATCACGGCGTTTGCCGCACTCGAAGACGCGCTGAATCACCGCGTCGGAAGCACCGAAGGCTCCTTCTCGAGCGAGAAGGAACTGGCCAAACTCTCGGCCGCCTGGCCGATCTCCCGCTTCGTCGACGTCTGGAACGCCTTTGCAGGCGTGGTTCCCTTCGACGATCTGAAGCCGGTCAAGAAGTTCACGGACCGCAAGACGGCGGTAGGCCGGATCTGGAAGGCCATCCAGGCACTGACTCCCGCCCCCGCGCAACACGCCGCCCCCGCCGCGCAGAAGAAGGCCAAGGCGACCAAACAGGCCACCGCCACGGACGGCGCGACTGGGGCCAAAGGGGCGCGAGAAGGCAGCAAGAAGGCCAAGGTCCTGGAGCTGGTCCGCCAGCCGGGCGGCGCGACTCTCAAGCAGATCATGGCCGCCACCGACTGGCAGGCACACAGCGTCCGCGGCTTCATCTCCGGCAGCCTGACCAAGAAGATGGGCCTCAAGATCGAGAGCATCAAGCGTGAGGATGGCGAGCGCGCCTACGTGTTGGCTCAGTAGCAACCATGCCTCCAATCCCGCCTCCCGCCGCCGGCCACCACGGTCGGCGGTTTCTTCGTTCTTCCCGCAGATTCCGCTTGATCGTTTCTGGCTTCCGAGTGATGAATCGTCATGCAAGGAGATGAACACGATGGCACGCACCAAACAGACCAGAACAAACGCAACGCCCGGATTCGCAATCGAGATCAAGGACGACACCGAGCTCGGACTCGCGATGCTGATCGCCGACCTGGGCGACGGCCACTACCAGCCGATCGGCGTGGTGGTGAGCATCAACGAAGCCCGCGAGATCGCCGCCAGCGACATGCGCGGCCGCATGCGCGACCTGGAGGCCGGTGAGACGCCCGCCTGCCCGGAAAGCTACGTGGTTTGGGCGCAGGGACTGGAAGGCACCTACCGCGAAGTGAAGCGCCTGATGCCGTAACCAACCGATCACCGACCGCTCCTCCCCGCCGCTTGGCTCAATCGCCGGCGGCGGCTCTGTTCTGGATCTCCTGCACCAACAACTCCAACCGTGCACGCACGTTCTCCTCGCGCAAACTGCACTCCGCCGAGCGCACGTAGGTCCCGTTGATCCGCGAGATGATCCGGTTTTCGAGCTCCGCCAGTTCCCGGCGCACCTCCGCGAGCAACGCCCGGTTCTGGAGCCCGACAAAGGCGCCAATCAGACCGGAGACGAGGCCAGTCGCCGGAATCAGGATCCGAAGAATTTGATCTTCCATGGTAGAGCTTCAAGAATTCGTAACTCGGTCGACCAATCCGACAGCGCGAGGCACAGTCCCTGGAGATCCGGGTTTCCCGCGCGGATCTCGGCCTCAATCGCCACCAGTTCCCGGCGGCACCGTTCGATTCATGCGGCCAGGTGCAGCCGCTCCACCGCCAGATCTTTGAACGCGCGCCCGTCGCTTTCGAGCACCGCCTGCTTGCCGCTGTACTCCTGCCAGCGCCGGATGATCACGTCGCAGTACTTCGGCTCCATCTCAATCAGCCGCGCCTGGCGGCCCGACCGCTCACAGGCAATCAGCGTCGAGCCAGATCCGCCGAACGGATCGAGCACGGTGTCGCGGCTCTTACTGGAGTTGCGTAGGGCCCTGTCCACCAGTTCCACGGGCTTCATCGTGGGGTGCAGATCGTTGGCCACCGGCTTCTTGATGAACCAGACGTCGCCCTGGTCCCGCGCGCCGCACCAGAAGTGGTCGGTGCCTTCCTTCCATCCGTAGAGGACCGGTTCGTACTGCCGTTGATAATCCGACCGGCCCATCGTGAAGGTGTTCTTCGCCCAGATGACGAATGTGGACCAGTGGCCACCCGCCTCGGTGAATGTCCGGTGCAGCGTGTGCAACTCCGAGGAGGACATGCAGATGTAGATTGCGCCCTTGGTGACCGCCAGAATGTTGACGCAGGCATCGCGCAGGAACTGTTCGAAGTCCGCGCCGAGATTGTCGTTGGCGATCTTCCGCGGCTTCCTCCCCTTTTGGCCCCGCAGCTTGTCCTTCATGGTCGCGCCGTAGTTCACGTTGTACGGTGGATCGGTGAACACCATGTCGGCGAGACCTCCGGCCAGTACCCTTTCGACCGCTTCCATCTGTGTTGAGTCGCCGCAGAGGACCCTGTGCTCGCCCAGCACCCAGACGTCGCCGGGCACCGTGACCGCCGCCTCCGGCAACTCCGGCGCGGTGTCCTCGTCGGTGTTGCCTTCAACGACCTGCTCTGGATCGCGAAGCAGATCCTCGATCTCTTCATCGGTGAAGCCGACGATGTCCAGATCGAAGCCGTCCTCACGCAGGGACTCCAGTTCGACCTTCAGCATCTCCTCGTCCCATCCGGCGTCGAGCGCCAGACGGTTGTCGGCGAGCACGAGCGCGCGGCGCTGCGTTTCGGTGAGGTGCCCGAGGACGAGCACGGGCACCTCGGTCAACCGGAGCTTCCGGGCGGCGAGCAGTCGAGCGTGGCCAGCGATGATCACGCCATCCGGTCCGACGAGGATCGGGTTGACGAACCCGAACTCGGCGATCGATGCCGCAACCTGCGCCACCTGGCTCTCAGAGTGAGTGCGCGCATTGCGGGCGTACGGGATCAACCGCTCGACCGGCCATCGCTCGACTTGAAGCTCCATTAGGCTTTGCTCGGTGCCGACTTCGTGAACAGGCCGAGTTCGTTGTGCAGTTCGACGATCTGGGCGATCATCGGCACCACGACCCTGACCAGCTTGTCCCAGGAGAACGATGTGGTCAGCTCGCTGGAAGCGTCATAGGCCTGCTTGATGACGTTCAGAATCAGGTCGAGTTTCTTCTGCCCTTGCCCGGGCAGCGGGATGGCGGCCTCAACTGCTTGAACGGCGCTGAGGATGATCGGGAACAGCTTGAGGATGATGGTGAGTTTATTCATCGGTATGGTCTCCATCGAAAAGGCCGGGGCGGTTCGTGGTGGGATTTGGTGAGCCGCCCCGGTTCGGAGGAAGGTGTTACGCGGTCGTTTTCGGCTGTGCCTGGTTGACGGTGTTGGCGATCGCCGTGGTCGCCGTGGTGAGGGCCTGGACGATCTGCTGCAGCGTGGCGAGGACCGGGGTGATGGTCGCGTCCACCTGCTTGGCAACGGCGGCGGCCACGGTCTGGGCATCCACGCCCACGCCGGCGGCGCTGACGTCGGTCGCGCGATTGGCGGGAACGGCGCCCGCCGTGAGGTTGGAGCCGGAGCCGCGGGTCACCGGGTTCAATTCGTCGGTCCACAGGGCATCAGCCGCGACATCGGCGTGCCGGATGGCCTGCTTGCCAACCATGTTGGCGGTCTCGACCGCGTTCTGCAGAGCCTGCGAGGCAATCTGGTTCAGCCGCGTGGTCTCGATGAGCGATTGGCGCGCCGCCTGGACGTCCAGATCCTGGTACACGTCGTAGGTGCGCTTGATGTTGGCGTACGTCACCCGCTGGTTCTCGTTGTGGGTGGCGCCACCGGTGGCGTTGGCGTTCTTGAAAGACTCGTCCGTCCCGGTTTCGAACTCGCGTTCGCCCTGGTTCGGAGTGGCTACTTCGGGCATGCTGGGTTTTCTCCTTGGTTGAGTTGATCGTTCGGCTTGCGCGCTGCGGTGACCGCGCTAAAGGTCTCTCCGGTCTCCGCAAGGACCGGCTCTGTCTGGGTCAGGTTCTCGATCCGGCGCAGGATCACGTCGCAGTATGCGGGCGAGATCTCGCAGCCGTAACCGGCTCGATCGAGTACGTGGGCGGCGGCTATCGTGGTCCCGCTCCCGAGGAACGGATCAAACACGATGTCGCCGGGATCGCTGAAGGCTTTTACGAAGAACTCGACAAGCGGTCGCGGGAACGGAGCCGAGTGCGATCCCTGACTACTCTCGGTCTTGACCTCGATCACGTTGCTCGGACGCGCGATCCCGCCATGCCGTCCATCGAGGTTGTTCGCATTGCGGCGAGTGGTCTGCCAGGAATCGTGGTTCTTGCCCTGGTCCGCCGCCGCGCCGCGCGGCCCGGTGCCCAGGAGTCCGCTGCCGGATGTGGACGTAGGGTTGTCGGGCGAGTAATCGAAGCAGTCGTCCGACCAGTGACCGACCTCCTTCGGCCGGAACTTGATCTTCTCCTGTCGGCAGAAGTGAAACACCGGCTCCCAGGCGTTCTTGAAGCGGTTGCCCCAACCACCCGGCACGCCATCGTCGGTCTTGCGCCAGCAGAGTTCGTCTACAAATCGCCAGCCCCACTGTTCAACGTGCGCGATGGTGAGCTTCTTGACGTAGAGATTGCGTTGGCCGCCGTCCGCGTGCTCTTTGATGTTGAGAAAGTAAGACCCGTCGGGTACCAGAATCGCTGTGATGTTCGCGGCTACCTCGCGGAACCAGGCCACGTACTCCCCGGGTGGGACGGGCCGAAACCCGCTTGACGGATCGTATGCGCGCTGCGAGGCATAGGGCGGCGATGTGATCGCCATGTTCGTCCGCTTCCCATCGAATAGCCGCGCCACCACCGCTGAATCGCGGCAGTCGCCGCAGATTAGCCGGTGCGTACCAACCAGCCAGACGTCCCCGGACCGCGTGACCGGGTCAACCGGCGCCTCGGGGATCTGTTCTTCCGCGCCAGGCGACTCGCCGGTCGCCGGTTCGGCATCCGCCAGCAGCGTTCGAAGCTCGTCTTCCGTGAACCCGAGGACTTCGAGGTCGAGGTCGGCCTCCTTCAGGTCGGCCAACTCGCCCCGAAGCAAGTCATCGTCCCATCCGGCCTGTTCGGCCAGCTTGTTATCGGCCAGGATGTAGGCCCGCTTCTGCGTTTCCGAGAGGTGATCGAGCACCACCACCGGCACATGGTCGAGCCTCAGTTTGCGCGCCGCGAGCAAGCGTCCATGCCCGGCGATGATGCCGGCGTTGGTGTCCACTAGGATCGGGTTGTTGAAGCCGAACTGCGCGATGCTGGCCGCAACCTGCGCCACCTGGCTCTCAGAGTGAGTGCGCGCGTTGCGCGCGTACGGCACCAGCTTGTCGACCGGCCAGAGCTCGATCCGCCTGGCCATTGCCTGGGAAGTTTCGGGTGGCAACTCAGTGGCAACCATTTTTCGGCCCTGTCGCTAGCGAAATCGCGCCACCTTGCCACCCGCCGCCGCCCAGGCCCAGGAAGGACCCATCGGTCTCACGCCAGCCAGTTGCCAGCGCATCGGCGATGAACAGTGGCATTCGAATCAGCTTTTCTTCCCCGCTACAAGCTTCTTTCCGTTCCGAACGAAGGCGCCACGGACCCATGCCACGTACCGCCCGCCGACCTTGCGTTGCCGATGTTTCACGCGACCAGACAATCCGCCAGCACCTGGGTGAAGATCCCACGCGTGGAGAACACCACGCCGTCCTCGTCCTTGCGGGCCAGGTTTCGCAGCTTCCAGCAGCGTCCATGCTCGAGGTTCTCGACGAAGCTGTAACGCGTGCCGGCCCGCGCGTGCGTTTCAACGGGGCTGCTGCCGTCCTCCCGCCGCAGCCAGATGGCCTTCAGATGGCCCTTGCGTCCGTACGAGGGCTTTACGAACCCGCCCGCGATCAAGCGCTTTGCAGCCTCCATCGAGCGGAAGCCAAGGGACGTTCCATCGGGCGCGTAGTACGGGATTTGTTCGGCGGGCTTCATTTGGACACACTTCGGGTACGGCACGGAAGGGAAGGAGTTTTGCGAGAGTCCCGTCTCTCGTTGCTGCTTGTGGGAGGAGTTCTTCGGAGGGTGCGCCTTGCGCTGGCCTGACGAACTGCGCCTTCGATGTAAATATACGCAGGCGGCAGGGAAAGTGTAAACCTGCCCGATCACATTCCTGCTGCTGGCCTTACCCGCTTGATCCATGGCTGGTCTACATCCGGGTTGTAGAAGCGTGATCGTGTCTCAAGTGGCGGCGGGCCGATCAGTTCGATTGACTGGCGGGTGACCTCGCCGATCCGTTGTCCAGCGCCGACATAGCAGACCAGCCCGTACCGAGGCCCGATGGGGTGTCGCTCATATCCATCGCAGAAGTACAGATTGTCCATGGACCATCCGAGTGCGAGCGCCTGATCGCGAATTTGATCGACGAGGCCGCGCGCACGGGCGAGCCTCTCGGACTCTGGGCTTATTCTCGCCGGGACTGGCTCAACCGGCTTCGGCTTCTCGAACTCGTCGGGCAGCGGCGGCCGATACTTTTCCGCATCGAGCGTCCGCACTGCGTCGAGCAACTTCTGCTCACCGAAAACCTTAATCGCGCGGACCTGAACTGCATTGAAGCGCTGCCGCAATTCGTCGAACGCTTCCGGGGGCACGCGCCCGGCATCTGCGGCGGACTTGACTCCATGCATCCTGAGCTTGAGCCAGGCGAAATACTCCGGATCGAGGCGCCGATAGCAGCGGTCGTTGATTTGGCAATCGCGCGCAATGAAGCCGGGATCACGCGGGCACCAAGTTCTCAGGTCCGTGGAGACCCAGAGTATTTCAGACTCGTTACAATCTGCGGGGACTCGCGGGGACTGTGCGGGGACTGGAATCGACGAGTCCCCGCACCTTAACTCATTCTGGTTCAGTGGCATAGCGGGATTTGCGGGGACTTGCGGGGACTTTCGAGGGGTCGGAGCCCATACGCGTATGCGCGGGTCACGTGATGTGCGCAATGCGTTGAGTGCATATTCTCGTATGCGTGAAAGGGGGAAAGAGTCCCCGCAAGTCCCCGCAAATCGTTGTAAGTATCTGCATCACTGGCGCTTAACCTGCGGGGACTCTCCAAAATGAGTCCCCGCAGAGTCCCCGCAGGTCCCCGCAATTTGTAACAAACAAGAACGCCTGGTTTAGGCATCGGCCACCACCTTCCATCGCGCGACTTTGCCGTGAGCGTCCCCGCTGGCGCGCTCGACGCGCATCTGACGTTTTCCAAACCGCCTCCCGCGCCGGGAATTGAACGCGACGCCAAGCCGCTGCTTGAACTGCCCTTCGCGGTCCATCCAGCGGGTCAGGTCGATCGGGAGGGCATTCCTCAGCTCCTCGGCGCGATCGGTGAGCACGGACTGGCGGACCAGTTCCTCGTAGGTTTTCTCGTTGAGCCGCTCCCACAGTTCCGCAATGGTGAACGCCGCGCCCTGGAATGCATCCTCGATCGCCTCCAGGAAGGTCTCCCAGTCGGTCCGTTCAATGTCGGATTGCTCGAACAGCTTTTCGCTGTTGGCTAGGAAGCCTTCGACGCGGGCGTATTCGAGAATCCCGGCAACAACCTCGGTCCAGCGTTCAAAGCTGCCCACCGGCGGAACGGATGACTTCGGTTGGCCCGCCGCAAACCAAGCGCGCGCCAGCGTCAGCATGGCGATGAGCAGATCCCGGCGGTGTTCGACGAGATACTCCTTCAGCCGTTCATGTTTGAAACCGGTGCGCCGGAAGGGATCGGAGCAGCCGGCGTCCATGCGAATCCAGTAGCATCGCCGCGCCATGTCGCCGCCGAGCTGTAGGTTATTGCCGGTGGCGATCCAGGAACAACGAACCGGCACCGACACAGTCTGGGACTTGCCGAGCAGCCGGTCCCTGTGCATTTCGCCGGTGATGACCTTGGCGAGGTCGCCCCAGTCCACCGTCGTCGTGACGTTGTCGATGATCACCAGCGGCGGGGCCTCGATCAGGATGCTCGTCAACTGCTTGCGCCACTCTTCTGGTTCCGTTGGCGCGGACATCAACTCCGCGGCGCGCCCGGTGAGAATGATGGCGATCACTTCGGCGAGCAGCGTCTTGCCCGTTCCCTGGGTGGTCGCGTCAAAGAGTGCAAGCGGCACGGGCCCGCTGATGATATGGCGGCAGACCGACGTCACCATCGCGCCGACGGCATTGGCATAGCTCGATTGATCGACGAACGGGAAGTCGCCGATAGCGTCGCGAATCACCTCGAGGGCAACCTCGATGTGGTCGCTGCATGGCTGCTCGGGAATCTCGATGTCCTCCAAACCCGGGGAAGGGACGAGGTACAAGCGGCTGGCGGCATCATACCCAGGCTGCGCGAGAACCGTGCCGTCCGGCCGCAGGGTGGGTGCTTCGACAACCGCCTCGAGTACAGGAAACCCCCAACTGGCTGGGTTGCGCGCCTGGATGTTCTTGGCGACGTCCAATGGAGGCGGCACCTCCTTCCGCACGCCGCGCGCGGAGAGCTCGTAGAAATCGGCGGCCTGTGCCAGGTAGTGGCGCAGCTTCGTCTCGTCAAAGTCGGCGATGAACGGACGGCCCAGTTCTGTGGCTTCAATGCACGCGATGCGACAGGCGCGGACGAAGAGCTGGGGCGGCGTGTTCGATGATCTCAGCGCGTCGAAGCCGTCTTGGCAAATTGTTCGAAACGGGCGATCGTTGACCTGGATCTGGGGAATGCTCGGCGTCGCTGCTGCCTGACCGGATCCCGGCTGCGGATCTGGAGTGCTGCCATCGTTGCAACCGTCCTGGCCGGCGATGACCGCCGCCTGCGAGATCGCCTGGTCAATTGTTTCGCGCGTGCCGCCGCCCGCTATCCAATCCGATGCATCCTTGCCGACCGGGATTTGAACGATCCGCAGTTCCTTGACACGATGCCGAATCGCCTGGAAGACGATGTCGGCGTGCTTCTGGCCGGGCGTGTCATTGTCGGGGAGAATGACCACCCGCTTCCCCTCGAGGCTCTCGGTGTAATTCTTCAGCCACTTGCCCGCGTGGTTGCACGCCCCGCCCGGA